CACCATCCAATTCTTCAGAGATATCCACTATCTCTTCGAATTTTTTAACGTAGATTAATTTCAGATAATTATAATCATCTATTAAACCTAAATCACCGTAAGTAGGAACAAATTCAAATTCAGCGTCGTTATAATTGATACTCGTCATTATACCGTAACTAGAATTTGTTTCTATATTAGTCTCATCTGTACTAATAATAGGATACAGTTTAAATTTACTAAGTTTTTGTAGGTTATAAACTATATAAGAGATTCTTGTTCCTACTCGTGTAGACCAACTAGGATCAATTTTATCCATCTCTTTAAAAGATTTGAATTCCAACCTGACATTATTACTTTCCACACGTCTTATCTTGTGTGTAAAAGAAGATAAATCGTAATCTACAGTCTCATTGATTATTTTTAAATATCCCGACCCATTAAAAAAATCTGTCTTAAGAGATAGATCTTTTATACTGTCGTTCAATAGTTGTAGAAGTCTTTCATCAGACCACCTAGTTTTCTTAATGTCTGATAAAAGACCTCTAGTTCTTTTAGTAACTTTTTCAGCTAACATAATTAAATTACATCCAGATTTAAAAACTTATTAGTTTTCTGTATTATAACGTTTAAACCCACTTAAATAGAGATAATATCCTTCCACAGATAACTTTATAATACAGATAGCTATTTCCTCATGTAATAGGATTGTATTCTTTCACTTCCTTTAATTACATCAATTAATTAAGCAGTAAATTACCATTTGTAAGTGCGTACTCTATAAATTCTACTATAAGTACACCTTCAAAATCAGTTAAATCGTCACTAACAATCAGTGTTACTGTTTTACCTGTATCAGTATATATATCCACTGTAGCTACACTTAGAGTATCTTTTCCATTAAGAGGAGCAGCGTCAAGTAATTCATCAGCTCCTTCATAACCTACATCTGCTGTATACTCTCCACCAGTCTCGTCTACGATAGGAATTAACTTCACATTCGTAATTAGACATTTAGCAGGAAGATTAAACATTTGATACACATTAGCAGCTAAAAGACCGTCAGCTGGTTTTATGTGCGCTGTAGCTACAGAATACGTTTTCTTTTGAGAGTTTTTGTTTTTCGATCTTAAATCAACGTCAGCCATTTTTACACCTTATGTTATAAATGGTTTGATAAAATACCTAACAAACGTTAGGTTTTAAAGTAAATACTCGCCATTTGTTAAGTCGTACTCTATAAAATGTACAACTAAAAGACCTTCATAACAGGTCAAATCCTTATCCGTACTCATACAAACAGTTTCACGTTTTTCAGTCAACAACATAGGGCCAGGTAACTGTATAGGTACTTTTTCACCAAGTTCTGTTAGTTGAACACGTATTCTAGGCCCTCCCATTTGAACAGTAAATCCACCTAAGTTTTTGTCGCACAAAAGTTCTTCTAACGTACCTCCTTCATACCCAACACATATATGTGTATCAGGTACAACTTCACAAACTATAGTTGAAATCCAAGTCAAGATTACATTAGATTTAGCTGGAATATCAAATACTCTATACATTTCACCAGCTATAATCCTATCAGAAGGTTTTATATGTATAGACGCCACAGATGTGGTTTTCTTCTGTGAATTTTTATACCTATATCTAAAATCTATCATTTTGACCTACCTAAAATACTCTCCTGTAACTAAATGAAATTCTACAAATTCAACAATCCATATACCATGATAGTTAACTAAATCTTTTGAGAGTTTAACTGTAATAACATCACTATGTGTCAATATGTAGTAAGGTGCGTACTCTTGATCAAAAGGTAAACTAAGATTTGCTCCATCTATAAGTTCATCACCACCATCAAAACCCATATCCATTAGAGTGTTGGGTTCCAATTCAGCTGTTATAGTAGGCAACCAAATAGTATTTACAAACGAATCTTTAGGTATATTAAATAATTGATACACTTTTATTCCTACACTTATTTCTAAAGTCAGGCATCTTAAAAGTAATCTCCTATATTGAGATTATACTGATATATAGTTAAGTATAACTCTAATTTAGCAGAAGAATTTCCATTAGAATGAGAAAATCTAACCCAATTAATCTCGTTACCTAGAGCTAAAACTAAAGGGATACCGTCACATTTAGTTACACCTAAAGTATCGTAATTTCTTGGTGTTTGTAGTATCTCTGTTATGTTGCTATTATTTTGTCTAGTAACACCAGTTTGGATATAAATAGAATATTTAGAATCCTCATCAGAATCCACTTCTAATACTTTAACATAAGCATCAAATATAAACACACCGTTAGGTAATACACTTGCTATAGGTTGACTTATATAATCAGTATCAGACGCAAATGTTTTACTTACTTTATACACAACTTTTCGTTGTTTATTTATACTAACATCAAACATATTAAACCACCTCAGAAGATGGAAACCAACCTAATTCTATTACTTCTTCTTTAGTAAAAGAATTTATAGTCTCATCTTTATAATCTCCGTACACCCAAATACAAGAACCAACATCTACTGGGTGAGGAATAGCGTCACAATACTTTGTAGTTCTTTTCATAGCAGATTTAGGTATACCGCCAACACAATAAATTTTTCCTTTATCGTCTATACCTTCTTTCTTTTTAACTAAAGAATGCCAATTTTGATATCCTTCTAATGTTCCTTTATGATACATTTTAACCCCACTCACTTCTTAAAGAAGAATTAAGTATGAATAATTCATCGTCAGATATAGCTTTATCGTAATATAGAAGTCTACCCAAATTTACATTTGTAAAACCACCTTCTACTATAGTCGAAGAACCTATATGACGAACATTCTGAAAACCGGGTAAACCTGGATCTCCATACTGAACAACATTAACAATTTTATCTTCCGAATTAAATAACATAGTCATATCCTCACCTTTCATTCTAAATATCTGTATATTTAGACCAAAAGGTAATATAGTTCCTTCAGAATACAAAAAACTTATATCACCATCTACAGTAGGAAGACGTGTTTCAACAAGTATACCAAGAGTAAAATTATATATCAAATAAGCTCTAGTAGGATTGCCTGTAACAGCAGACATCAAAACTTCCATTCTAGTTCCGTGAACACCAGGTATGAATTTGAGTGCTACCGCAATAGTAAAATCCCTAATAGGGTTAGGTAATACAGAATCTAACACCAATCTATCATCTACACCGTCGAATTTAACTGATGGTAAACCATTAATGGAATCTAACTCTAAAATAGGTTGAGATAAATATGTACCTTGAATTGCATTATTTCCTTCTTCACTTTCATCATCCCATTGACTTATTTTATTTGTAACATCCTCTATACTCATGTTATCGGCATAATTTCTAGCGTTCAGATCTAATTTTAAACCTTCTATCTGATTAGCTGGCAATGGGTAATAAGACCGTATGATATTAGGTCTAATTATTAACTTATTAATACACACTATTAACAGTACAATACCGTCATCCAAAACAGCATCAAAATCCAGTGTTAGTTCAGCATCCGGTACATCTACAGATATATTCTCCTCGTGATCTAAACCACCAAGTGCAGTTAAATCAGCGTTAACTATGACAACATCGTTGATTTTAATATCAACAGCACCTGAACTATTAGCAACCATAACTCTAAATAACAGTTGTGAGATAACCCCTTTAGGTAGCCTCCACAAAAGATATTCCTCAACTTCATTTACAGTATGTTTATCTAAACGATAAGACACACAATGATAGTCTCTTTTAACGTCTAGCGGAAAAGTATTTGCCATTGTTCAATCCGTATTCTGTGAATAAAAAATGTAGGTCTAACTCTATTTCAGCGTCTAGATCTGAAGATACCATAGACATTAAATATGTTTGTTTATCTTCAGGAAAAAATGAAGGCACAGAATCAAATTTAATTTTATCTACAGTATTATAAACAACATTTGTTTGTACATATTGTTTAATTACTCCACCATCAAAAGTAGCGAATATATTAAAAGTATCTATTAAATGAGGTACTTTAATATCGGCCCAGCCTTTTAAAATGCACACACCTTTAGGAAATGTAAATAAATCTTGTTGTGAAGACCAATCCGTATCTAATTTAATACGTACTTTATAACCAAAAACTACTTTACTCTGATTAGATTTTTTTAAACTTACTATATTTTTCATATATTTATGTGCAGGGTATTTCAACCCTGCATATTTTCAACTGTTAGCTAACCACTTCAATTTTAGTTAGAAATACACCCCAATCTATACCAGCAACAGGAGCATCGTCATAATCTCCATTCTCTTCTGTAAGAATAGTTTTCTGAATATTGTACCAAGTTCTCAATTCAGATTCTGATTTGATAGCAAAATCTTGAGAAGCCTGAAAATAATAATCAGGTTCTTTACCCATACCAAATTGAATAGCGTTAGCTCCAAGAACAATCCCGTAAGAATGTCTTTCAGTACCACTAAAACCAGGTTGACCTGTCCAATCACCACCAGCATCAGATTGTCGCATACCAGCAATAGACAAATCAGTGTTAGATATATCCACGATGGTCGAGTCAGATACACCAAAGAATTTAGGTGCCTCTACAATAACCAACTGTCCGAATACACCAATAACACCAGTAAAGATCTTATTCAGATTACCTCTTACATCACCTTGAGAGGCTATACTTTTCCAAT